TGAAGGGTGATTTTTGGGTTTGGGTTCCTTCAGATGACTTAATAGATAAACATCTTTTACGGACAAAGATGGAAGAGTCTATTGTCAGTAATCATGACTATATATTGTATTCAGATTTTAGGACGATTAATGATAAAGGAGTTTTTCAAAAAGATACGATCTTAGAGTATAAAGGTCCTGTCTGGTTTTCGGATGAAATATTTAAAAGTTGTCCAATCGGTTTTACTGGGGTTTGGATACCGCAGTCAATTTTAAATCGAGTCGGCACCTTTGAGGAACGATTGTCATGCTGTGAGGATTACGAATGGATGTTAAGGGCCGTTTCTTTAGGCGTTCCGTTTAGAAAGATTCCGAAGATATTATATTCCAAACGGCATCATCCTGATAGAACCACAATAAAAGAGTATAAGAATATCCCGTCAATTGTCGATAATTTAAGAAGGAAATATGATTAGTCTAGTTTTTGTATACGCTAAGAAAAACTATTTTTTGTCGGGTAATTACACAGATAATTGTATGTATCATTTCTTTATGAAGCGGTTAAAACAACATAAAGATTTAAATGTAACATACGTTGAAGCGGAAGATATAATCAATTGCCGGAGATTTAAGAACTCCGATGCTCTTTTATTCTATTCGCCTAATACTAAATTTAGTCCATATTTTAAACAAATAACCGAATTAGATATTCCTAAATTTGCGATGTCTGGTGATGCTCATGGATATGAATTCCAAAGCCAAATAATGGAAGAATACGGAACGGATATCAATTATTTCTTTACGAATACAGAAGAATATTTTTATAGATTTGTTCCTTCCGAATATAAATATCGTCAAATTGTTATTGGCGTCGATCATGAAGAAGGATATTATAACGACGTTCCTTCCGTTGAATTTAGCAGCCGTATATCAAATAAAATCCTTAATTCTGGATTCCTGAATAACAGATACCATTATATATTACGCAAAGAATGTAACAAGTTGACTTATGTTAATTTTGTTACGAAAAAAGATTTTCTCGGAGCTGAGTATTCTAAATTATTAATGCAATATAAAGCGGCAATTTCAGCATCAACATTATGTTTTACATTAAGATCAATTGAGATTGCAATGGCTGGTTGTGTGCCATTCTTAGAGGTTACCAGGACAAATGGATCTGATAGTTTAGGTTTTACAGACGGTGTAAATGCTATTTATATTAACGATAAAGACTATAAAGATCGATTAAGTTATTATATAATGACACAAGATGATCCTAAATGGAAACATATCGCCGCGAATGCCAGAGATTTTGTTTTAAAAAATTACACCACACAGCATGGCGTTAATAGATTAGTTAACTATATTAAAGAGAATTTATGATTGCATGGGATCCCGATACAGGAACGCAAGGGACAACACATACCCAAGAAGAATTAATTATAATACAATCTTACGATGACTTACCGGCGATAGAATACGAAGGAGATAATATTATTCTTTTTGGACTGATTATAATAATCAAATGGCACAAAGATATATTACACAAATTGGGCGTAAAAAGGACCGCCCGGTCACCGCCCGGTTTTTCTTTTTAAGGAAATTTTATGATTGAAAAAAAAATATCATTTTTTTGGGGTAACCCCGGCATGTCATGGTTACGATATATGACATTGAAATCATTTAGAAAATATCATCCAGGCTGGGAAATGAATTTATATACAGACCGTATTGATAGAACATATGGTCTTCCCCCATGGACAACAAATCATAGACAAGATTTTTTTAATTATACAGGCAAGGATAACTTTCTAAGTAATGTTAAAAAGTTAGATGTCAATATAATTGAGTGGAAAGATTCAGTCAAACATATCAAAAAGATTGCACCGTCACAAAAAAGTAATTTCTTCAAGTGGAAATTGTTAGCGGAAGAAGGTGGTTTTTATTCGGACATGGATGTTTTGTATTTTTCTTCTATTGATGATCTTCGAGACGATATAAATGATAGCGATTGTGATACAGCTATTACTCACAATGGCAAATTCTTTTCGATTGGGTTCATGGCAAGCAGCGGGAATAATGCCGTATTTAAAGGCATATATGATAATTGTGTTGAAGTATTTAATAAGGGACATTATCAAGGCGCTGGTGTTTGGTCTATATATCGAAAATGGGGTAGAACAGACAAGAATAAAAGTCTAATCGAATTACAAGACGACTTTCCAGATAACAATATATTTATAATATTGATGGATGATTTTTATCTTCTCAATAAACTGCCAGATATTTACGAACAAGATAGATCGGGAAAGTTACTTGAAGTCGGGAAGGCTTTACATTGGTATGCTGGTGGTGAACTTGCGCAAGAATATAATAATTTTGTAAAGAAAACTAATTACAGTACCCGCAAAAACACTATTTCTGAAATACTTAAATATATAGAGGCATGAAATACTCAATTATAATGCCATACCTTAAACGGTTGGATTGCTTACAAAACACTTTAAAATCATTTAATTGGCACTATAATAAGCGCAATGATTATGAAATTATTATAGTAGAGGATCGAAAGAATGTACGCAATTATAAAGAGCATCACAATCTTAAAAGATTTCTTGATTTGGTTAAAAAAGATTTTAATATTATTCAGGCCGAAAGCCAAGAAATAGACAATTATAATCCGGCGGATTTATATAATATTGGTGCTGAAGAAGCAAGCGGCGAATTTTTAGTTATAACAAGTCCAGAATGTTTTCATGATACTAATATTTTGGACGGCTTTGATGAAGGGCTGAAAAACGAAAAGAATCAATATATAATATGCGCTTGCAAGAATGTTGAAAATTTAATGATAAGTAATAATCAATATGTTTCATATCATCCAATGAAATGGTATCAACATTCTGTTCATAATAATAAACAGTTCCATTTCTGTTCATGTATTAGCAAAGAAAATTATACTAAAATGGGTGGTTTCGATTCTGGATATTCAATCGGAATTGGATATGAGGATAATGATTTCCAAGAAAGGGTATGGCATCTCGGAGGTATACAAATTATTAACCGTGATGATCTAGTCGTATTACATCAAAATCATCCGAAAGAATCTGTGAAGGTTAAAGGGTATAAAGAAAAATTGAAAAGAAATTTAGATAGATTTAAAAATATTTGGGGTTATATACCAGCATGAATGATCCGATTCTTCTCACTGGGGCGGCCCGAAGTGGCACTTCTTTAACAGCAGGTATTATTTATTATTGTGGTGCTTTTGGCGGTCAATTATCTGGTCCCACGAATAACAATAAAAAGGGGATGTTTGAAAATAGAGATATCAGGGATATGGTTCTTAAACCTTTATTAAAACAAGAAGGTTATGATCCGATGGGGCAATCTCCACTTCCAGATCCTCAAAAGTATACTGATCAAGGCAGGGCTGATAAACTTAGGCAACGAATGATATCTATTATGAGATGTCAAGGTAATAAAGCAAGCAATATAGATGGAAAATGGTTTTATAAGGGCGCAAAAATGTCTTTAATATGGACAATATTTCATAATGCTTTTCCCAAGGCTAAATGGATAATTGTACGCAGGAAAGACGATGATATCATTAATAGCTGTTTGAAAACTGGGTTTATGAGTAAATACAATGATGCGGCTGGATGGCAAAGATGGATAGACGTCCATAAAAAAAGATTCATGGAGATGGAAGAAAACGGGCTTGATGTGCGAGAAATTTGGCCGGAAGATATGATAAATGGCAACTTTACAAGTATTATGAATGTTGTTCAAGAGATGGGTTTATCGTGGAATAAAGATAAAATATTAGAATTTATCACTCCTATTTTGTGGAGTCATAAACCGAATGGAGAAAATAGATGCCATTAAGAACGAACGATACAGAAGTAAAGCGAATAATTACAACTACATCAGATACTACTCCTTTTATTGAAGCCGCCAGCGTTTTGGTGGATAATCATTTAACAGGCAAGGGGTTATCGGATGCCACTTTATTGCAGATCGAAAAATGGTGGGCTGCTCATTTATTCGCGGTTAGTGACCCAAGATCAGAAGAAACAAAAACGGGTAAGTCGGAAGATAAATTTCAAGGTAAAACAGGGATGGGATTAAATGCTACCCTTTATGGACAGCAAGTTTTGTTGTTTGATACTACTGGAACTTTGGCGAATGTTGGTAAAAGACCTTCGATATTTGAAACTATAAAATCACCTACAGAAGCAACTCCAACAACGGGATAATATTATGCAGATTGAAGAATTGCTTGAAAGAAAAACCCAATTAGAAAAAGATATTTTATCTAGCACCAAGGCATTAATTGAAGTCTTTGAAACCGAAACAGGGCTTTCTCCTTGCTCGATTGGATTTAGAATACTTGATGTTAGCTCGTTAAGTGGACCGGCATTTGTAATTGAAAACTGTATTGTAAAGGTGGAAATTTAATATGGGATCTATTACACGAAATCATAAACAAGATGCTGTTTATTGGGGTACTCCATCACCTGATGGTTTTGGCGGTGCTACATTTGCAAGTCCCATAGAGATAACAGTGCGGTGGGAAGATAGCAATATACAATTTATGTCTCCCGATGGCAATGTCGAATTATCAAAAGCGGTAATATTTGCAGGTCAAGATGTTGTTATTGGTGGTTGGATATTTTTAGGAACACTTGATGAAGTTGGATCTGCAAATCAAGATGATCCCCAATTAGTAGATGGAGCATCTGAAATAAGAGCATTCAATAAAACACCGAATATTAAAGGGACTGACTTTGAACGGGAGATTATAATCTAATGGCTGGCCCAATCGGACGTAGTAATATAGCGAGGATAAAACCTTTCAGTAAACACAAAGCAGAAGGTTTTTTCTGGACTGGGCTTCCACAAGTTTTAAAAGAACTAAATAGACAAGTTAAAGCTGTCGAAGATAGAACAGTGGGAGGAATGGCTGCCGCTGCTCTGATTGTCAAAAAAGATGCTGTTATTTTAGCCCCAATTGATACAGGTAATTTACGAAATAGCTCATATACAATATGGGGGGGCAAAGATGGCACTAAATCAAATAAAGCCGGATCAGGTAAATTTAGAAGCAAAGGTAAGGGTAATGAAGGAGTTAGGGAAGCGGCGAGATTTGATAAAATAGTGGCTGAAAGATCAGGTCAGAGGCCCTCAAAGCCATTTGCCGAAATCGGATTTACGGCTTCATATGCATTGGTTGTCCATGAGGATTTGACAGCTTTCCGAAATAAAGGACAAGCGAAATTTCTTGAACGATCACTTTTTGAAAATAAAGCTGAAGTATTAAGACAGATTAGAATGAGGGCATCAATAAAATGAATTCACCATCTGAAGACTTTAAAGATATATTGGTTTCCTCGTCAGCCGCAACGGGATTAATTTTTGCAACTGATCTCTTTGTTGGCTTTGAACCTGAACATGACTTGACCACGCCGATAGTTACTCTATTTGATACCGGTGGAGATCGACCACAAGTTAATTTTGTGTATCATAAGGTAAGAATACAAGCAAGGATAAGAGGTGCTAAGTTTGGTTATCAAGCGGCATATACCATGGCTGAAACTGTTAGAGATGCATTACACGAATTAACATTACAAACAGTTAACGGCACTAAATATATAGCAATTTGGGCTATCTCAGATATTTTCCCTTTAGGACAAGACGAAAAAAGTAGGCCGATTTTTACAGTGAATTTCGAGGCGCATAGAACAGCGTAATTTTTTATATATATCTTTTTAATGGAGGGATTTAAAATGCCTAGTAATGCTTTTAGTGGTATTAATACACAGTTTAAGCGTGGAGATGGGGCTTCCAATGAAGCATTCACAACCATTGCAGAAGTAAAGAATATTAGTGGCCCGGATGTTTCTAGGGATTTTATTGATGTAAGCTCGCTGGATTCGACAGATGGATATAGAGAGTTTATCGCTGGATTTAGAGATGCAGGACAGGTCGTTTTAAGTATGAATTATACAAGGGTTTCATACGATCTTTTAAAAGCAGATTTTGATACCAATTCTGCGAGAAATTATCAAATAGTTTTTGGTGATACGGGGTTGACTACTTATGATTTTGCCGGTTGGGTCGTTGGCTTAACTCACAATACTGATTTTGAAAGTGCCGTAGCTCTTGAAGTTACTATCAAGATTGATGGCCCGATTGACTTAACATCTTAATATAAATAGATTATTCTTAACCAGAGAATATAATCATAAACGTTTTAAGGAAAATGTAACCATGGCAAAATTCTTAACCAAAGATGAAATACTTAGTTTTAATGATTTAGAAACGAAAGAGTTATTTATAAAAGAATGGAAGGCGAATGTCCGAATCAGAACATTGTCCGATAAAGAACGTGGCGATTTTGAAATCCGTTTATTTAAAGGCGGTGATCCGAGAAATAGTCCAGTAACATTGGAGAACTTCCGCGCTAAATTTGTATCCTTAATTCTTGTCGATGAAAGTGGAAACCGAATGTTTGATGCAACAGATTTGGAAGCATTAGGTCGAAAATCTGCGGCTGCTATAGATTATATTTTCGCCGAAGGTCAAAAGCTTTCAGGAATTACCAAACAAGATGTTGAAGATTTAACAAAAAAGTAGCAGAGCCAAGGCAACGCCTTAGATTTCGTCTTGCTTTGGCTTTGGGTGTTATACACCCGACAATATTGGAAAGTCATTTAACTACTAAACAGATTGCAGAATTAGAGATTTTTTATTCACTAGAACCATTTGGAGAACAGGCAGAATGGATTAGGAATGCAATACAATGTTGCGTTATAATTAATCGAGATAGAAGACCAGGACAAAAAAAAGCACAACCTAGGCACTTTTTGCCGGAGTATTATTTAGAACAAAAACCAGTGCAAACGCAAGCTGAAATGATGGGAGTATTAAATCATTTAAAACGGAAACAAGAAGAGAAACCCAAAATTAAAATATAAGATAATATGGCTAATATCGGATCATTAATTGCAAATATTGGGGCAAATACTTCTGGATTAAACAGAGGTTTAAATCAAGCAGAAAACAGGATGAAGGGCTTCACGTCCAAGTCTGTTGTTGGTTTAAGATCCTTTGCTTCTGCATTTGGGCCGGTTACGATAGCTGCGACCGGATTCGCTGCGACCGCGGCTTTGGTCGGGGCTGGTGTTGCGAAATCTATTAGCGAATTAGTTAAGTTTGAGGATGCTTTATTAGACTTGCAAAAAGTAATGAAAGCATCTGAGGGCAACGCTATTGATTATATAGACCAAGTTGATGCTATGGGTGCTGCATTTGGTAAATCGTCAGCCGAGGTGCTTCAAGGCGCCGCTGATTTCAAGCAAGCTGGTTTTACTATAGAAGAAGCTTTTATGCTTCAGGAGAAAGCGTTAACAGCGACTAGGATTAGTGAATTATCTGTCGCCGAAGCTTCCGAATTATTAGTAAGAGCTATAAAAGGTTTTAAAGGCCCCGCATCAGATGCCACAAAAATACTAGACGGATTAAATGAAGTATCAAATAATTACGCAACCACATTAACCGAATTGATTCGTGGTTTTGCTGGTTTATCTCCAATCGCAAGACAAGCCGGATTATCAATGGCTGAAACAGCGGGATTCTTGACTCCTATTATCGAAGTTTTTGGCTCTGGTTCGGAAGCTTTAAATGCTTTGAAATTATCCTTTGTCAGATTAACGAGCGATAATCAAAAAGTTATTCGAGGATTAGAACTACTTGGTAAGGCAACTGGTGGCATGGCTATTTCGCAAACAAAAGCAAATGGTGAGTTTAAAAAAGGCATAGAAATTATGCGAGAAGTCCAAGGGGCTTTTGTGGGACTCGCTGACAATATTAAATTACCTATCACTGCGATGCTTGTAGGAGCAAGACAAGCTGGACGTATGACAGAAGTTTTTGATCAGTTAGGGAAAACAACAGCAGTTACAGCCACTTTCTTAGGTGGTACTGGATCTGCCATGCGTGAGCTCGGTGTTCGTATGACCGCCACCGGAGTCAAGATTGACAAAATGAAAGAATCTTTTAATCGTTTATATCGTGATATTGGAATAGCATTGATTCCGGCAATTGATGGAACAACTTTATCTTTAGATCGATTATTTGAAACAATACGTACTTCATCGACAATGGAAGCGTTTGGTAATGACATTAAAGTTGTTGCGGGTCAAATTAGAGCTTTGATTAGTATTTGGGATGCATTGGTTGCGACTGTAAAAGCACCCATCAAAGTAGTTGATTTCATTGCAGACAAGTCAATAGATGCTGCTTTAGCCGCTTCTAAAGCTGTAACAGATCTGAGCAAGGATCTTTTAGGTTTATCTACTTTGGGGAATGTGGTTATTCCTATAGAGGTTCGGTTACCATCAGTTTTTCCTAAAGTAAATATTCCACAATTAGAAATTCCAGAATTAATTATCCCCGGGGTGACACTTCCAACGATTGATTCAAGCCTGGCGATTGCCGAACTTGATAGAATACAGGCCCGTATGTCTTTATTAACTGTTGACGTTATTGCATTTGGAAAAGAAATGGCAGCCGCTACAAGATTGCCTGCTGAACAATTGGCGATTGATCTTGACAAAATACAGAAAGCCGTAGCAGCCGGTGCTTTTGATGAATTTCCCGAAGCAATTGCAAGATCTGTTGTTCTTGCACAAGAAAAGTTTGAAGCAGGAACGGCAGCAATGGTTCAGACGGTTGAACAATTAAGAGACCCATTACAAAGCGCCGCAGATTCTTTAACTCAATCTTTATTAACTCCATTCGAGGCAATGCAAGAGAGGTTAAGTGAGATTAAGGAATTTTTGGATAAAGGCTTGATTACACCAGAAATTCATAAACGAGCAATTGCGGAAGTCCAGGAAGCTTTTGAAAATGCAAGTGGCTCTATGAGAGAGGAAGCCGCTGCTTTAACTTTATCATTAAGAACACCGTTTGAAGTAATGCGGGATGAGATGCAAAAGGTAAGTGATTTCGCAGATGAAGGGTTGATTGATGTAGAAACGCAGACAAGGGCAATAAAGAAAATCGAAAATGATTATTGTAACTCGGTTGAAGAGATGCAAGAATGTACAAGCGAATGGGGGGAATTTGCAAAAAATATTTTTGTTGATTTAGGGAAGTCTTTACAGACTATTGTTTTTGATGTTTGGGAAACAGACATGAATTCTTTTGATGAAGCTTTTAAGACATTTCTTAATGGGTTGGTTTCCGCGGCTTTGGATGCTTTCAGCCAGAGTTTTGCAACTGACGTTTTAGATCCATTCTTTAACAGTTTATTTGGTGGAAGTGGAACTCCAGCGACAACAGGTGGAACGGTTGGTACTCCGACAGGTTCACCATTGAATTTACCACCTGATACAACAGTTGCAAGAACTACAGGAACAACAGTCTCTCCATTTGCAGGTATTGGCGGTCAAGCCGGGTTTAATGCTACAAGAATAGGAAGCGATGGAGCCTCTTCCGATGGGGGTTTGACTATTAATGTACCTGTTAATATTCAAGGCCACAAAGATAATGCCTTGGCTGGAGAATTACAAAAAACGATTGAAAAGGCTGTTAATAATATAATAAGGACCAGATTATGATCATAGATGCTTATTCATTTGTAACACTGCCAATCGAAATGGATATGATTGATGAGGTAAAATATGATGCGTTTGTGCTTACTTTTACAGATGTGGCATATTATTCATGGGGACCAACAATAAAAGGTAAAGTTATTACTCTTACATGGGGAGGTATGCCCACGGCGCAGTACGAGACATTCTTTACAAAGTATATAGCCGACGCATCTAATATATTCGATCCAGAGTTAGGGGATGCAAGGACGTTTAATGTTGAAATAATCAGATTAATAGGTCAGTACCATATGAGTAAATTAGATTCGGCACCATATAGAATAAATTGTGAGATGGATTTGTTAATTACAAGTGTGGTCTAATTATGCCAGCACCTTTAACTAGCGGTTTATTTTATGATGTTAAAAGTCCAAAATATTTCTATAATTATACTGAAGATGGGATTGCTATAATCGAAAATCCTAATGCAAAAAAAGTAACAAGATTTACCATGCATTCATCAATAGCAAAAGGTGTACGAATAGATAGAATTTTAAAATAGTCATTTGTAATTAAATATGACAGGAACAAAAGGC